ATCAAATAATCTATCTGTTGCTGAGGTATAAAACCATAATTAGTATGATTATCAAGAATAATAATGTCGTGATCATGTTCTAGTTTAGATACAATGTTATGACCTATTAGGCCCATTCCACCCGTAATTAAAATTTTCATTCGTACCTTAGTTTAAAATAAGTTAATTGAGTTTCAGTCATTTTTGTTGTAATTGTGTATTCCCAGCCAAGCGTGTTATAATCTAAATTTCTATTCCAAGTTGGTTCAATAGTATTTTTCATTATCCACTTACCTTTTTCTGATTTCTCAAACTCTAAAAAACTTTCTGCAGCCCATAAATCGGGATCTTCAACATCACTAATATTAAATTTATGGACTGCTACCTTTATCATACTGCCATCTTAGCTTTTATAGGACCATGACTGCGATAATCATCAAGATAGATATCGTCCATTGTGAATTTAGTTATATCATTAATCGCATTATTTAAAAACAACTTAGGTAAAGGAAACTCATCACGAGTCAATTGTTCTTTTACTTGATCGATATGATCTTTGTAAATATGAGTGTCACCTGTACTAATAACTAGTTCACCTACCTTTAAATCGCATACCTGAGCAATCATATGGGTAAGCAACGCATAACTTGCAATATTAAAGGGCAGTCCTAAAAATACATCTACACTTCGTTGATACATATGACAACTAAGTTCTTTATTTTTATTAACATAAAATTGACTCATTACATGACACGGGGGAAGAGCCATTTGATCTAACTCCCCTGCATTCCACGCGCTAAGTATATGTCGTCTGCCATTAGGGTCACTCTTGATACCTTCGATCAATTTAGCCAATTGATCTACTTCCCTAACTTCTACGTCATTTCCCTGGCGAACGTAGGTAGTTCCGAAATCGTCCTTAAAAGTTCCGCCCAATTCTCTCTGCTTTAAAGTTCTCCAATGCCTCCATTGAACTCCATAAACTCTACCTAAATCACCGTCAAATTTTGCCTTGTCTTTCCAATACGGTGCCAATGCATTTGGTGTCCAAATAGTGACGCCGCCCTTCCTATTACCGTGTGTAATTTCTGCTAGTCTACGCTCGTCGCCACTACCCTCAATAAACCATAGCAGTTCACCTACGCAAGCTTTCCAAGCAAGCTTTTTAGTTGTAATAGCAGGGAATCCTGTACGCAAATCAAAGCGAATATGACGGCCAAAAACACTATAAGTGCCAACAGAAGTCCGGTCATTTTTTTCCTCCCCATTCATTAATATATCTTCCAAAAGATCGTGATACTGCTTCATTTATTCTCCTTACAATGTTCAAAATGATACCTTTTCATATTAGATGCGCCGCCTGTTTTATTGCAGTGAGGGCACGTTAGTTGTTGTTGGGGGCCTTTAAGTTTTTTCCATCGCCCTAACATTTCTACTGGAACTTTTTTCCCAGTATATAATTGCCTATAATAGTCTTTTTGTTCTTCTGTCATTTTTCTACCAGAAGCGGGATGCAAGCCAGTTCCTGCAGTTCCCTTAAATGGACTATTGTCACTTATCTTTTGCTTAACCTGTTCAGTATGTTTTTTACCATACATGCCATTTTTTTCTCCTACTAATCCTTCCTTACCTTTGTTCTTATCTGAAATTTTCTTTTTAGTAAACTCAGTGTGTTTTTTACCGTAGAAAGGATTTAATGAACCTGGGTGACTGCTTTTTCTTTTTCGTTCGTCAGAAAGAGTTTTACCATACATATGGTTGTTTGGTCCAGATGCAGATACCGACATTTGTTTTCTTAACCAACCATACTGTTTATTGTTATTTCTGCGTCCATCAGGACTAGTAGCCATAATATTTGCAGCATATAATAATTTTTTATTTCCCGGATGTATTTTACACAATAATAGATGTGCTAAGTAATGCTCTTCCGGAGTAAGTTCTACCAAATTAGATGGATCATTATCTCCGCCTAAACACTTAGGTAAAACATGATGTGTTTCAGTAAACATATCCAGTAATCTGTTTTTTGCTCTCTCAATTAATAGCATATAGTGATGTTGATAATTCATAATAGACCTCTATTCTATTTATGCCAAAAACAGAAATAGTTCCAATATCTATTATTTTCTTTTCCAAATCTCATAACTGTGATCGGTCAAATCTTCTTTGAACCAACACAAAAACTCTTGTTCTAATTTTACAAGATCAATGAAAGTATCACAAGTGTATTCGGCGAATGTCCTTGATAAATGTACTTCATCAATATATTCCCAACTTGAGTTTATTAGTTTTGCTCCGCCTATGATCCAAGAGTCATTGTTTACTTCATCCAAACTTGCAATTCTACATGTATTATCGGGTAATCGGTCAAATGGCAAGCTAGTAACAATAATATTGGTTCTATTAGGTAGTGGTTTCTTTGGTAGACTATCCCAAGTATTTCTGCCCATAACAATTGTTTTATTTTGTGTTAGTTGCTTGAATCTTGGCAAATCGCCCTGAATGTTACTCCAGGGCAACTTGTTTTGATAGCCTATTCCCCCTTTTGGATCACAGGCTATTATCAGTATCATAGGTTTCCTAAAAGTTTATCAGTCTCTGGTTGAACGGTTTCGGCTATAGTTTCTACATTTAATAAAAATTCAAAACTAGTTATAAGAGGATCAAGCTCATTAAGCTTTCTACTTACAACTTCTTCAACCTCTTCCGGAGACAAACCTTGTTTAAGTAAGTTTTGAATATTGATAGTATGTTGCTTTTTACCAACCATTCTAACTACAATTTTTTTTATGAATTGTACCGGGACCTTACTTTTTTCAACATCTTCAAGGATGTGTTCCCACTTTCGGATGTATTCAGGTGTCATTTTATTATACTGTTACTTTAGCCTTTGCAGGACGTCCTCTCTTTTTTTCTGTCGTAGAGACCGTTACGTTTACTTCAGGTGTTACCCCCTCTAATAGAGCCGCTTCTTTTTGAAGACGCTCGGCCTCAGCCATCAACATTTTCGCATCTCTGTACATTTTTTCTGCTTGACTTCTTAAATTGTTAGCCAACTGTGCGTCTCCTAATACTCCAGAGACAGTAGGTTCAGGTATTGTAGATTCCCCGCGCATTCTACGAGCAACATCTGCTGGATTTTGTAATCCTCTACTAGCATCAAGTTCAGCTAGTCGTTTAACCGCCGCTTCACCTTGCTGCATTTCATCTAAAATTTTGTTTAACTCTTCTAATTTTATTTTAGTAGTAGGGGTAGGTGTCATAATAACCTGAGAAGTTTGCACCTTCTTTAACATACCCTCAGCGTGTAGCACCTGTAAAATTATTTTACCGTCTTGGGTGTACGACCTATTTAACGCATCTGCTAGATTTTCACTATTTTGTCCAACGTCACTTTCTATACAGCGCATCATTGGATCGTGAATGTGCTGGTTCAGTGTTTCGGTATATGCTACCAAACACATATGCGTCTCACCGGGAATTTCTCTAAAGATAACCGCTACTTTACGATCACCGATTTTCCCCACATGTCTTAAAAAACTCATATATTATCTCCTTAAGGATATAATTATTTAATATGAGTTTGCATGATAAAAATTTATTTGCTGCCGGACCAACGTAGTTCGTACAGCATCAGTTCTTTGGGATCTTCAAAATATACATAAGGGTGAAGATCAAAAATTATTTCTAAATTTGTATAGGGTGCGGCTTGAACAGCGAACCTTCCGGACAGTTTTGTTCTTACCCAAAAGATACTATCATTAGTGGCTGGAGTAGAAGATTTTAGAAAATGCGGAGGGGCAGGGTCTAGTTGCCTAAACCCGTACCAAATTAGTGGATTAACTTCCATCTTCAGTATCATTCAAATTTAGCATATACGATATAATCTTAACCAAAAGATAAATCAATGCCACAACAAATGTAAAGGACACTATAAAAGTCATATCATCCAACATAACGTAAATCACTTTTCATCGTAAATAGCGAATGTACCGAAGGGCGGATTTGGATCTTTGTCTCCGTGAATAATCCACGTAGTATCGCAATAATCCGGATCTCCCCAAGTACCGCAAGGATAACCATCAGTAAACACGATTAGTCGTTTGGGGACATTTCCGATCTCCTTAAGATACGTAAAAATGGCACCAAAATCAGTTCCACCGCCGCCCATCGGTTCATATTCATCAATCAAATCTAGATTTTCACTACTGAAGTCTTTAGGATTGTAGATTTCCGTATCAAAACAAAACACATGGACTTTATACCCATCAAAGGCTTCCATCATGCCTGCGATTTCTGAAAGAAATTGCTGAGCCTGTTTATCTGAAATTGATCCGGACATATCAATTGCCACTACTACATCAATCTCTTCACCTGGATTCATACCGGGCATGACCGCATCCATATGCCATCCTCTTCGGCTAGGTCGCATCCAACTATAGTCAGTTCGAATAGCACTAGTTAAATTAGTTTGAATTAATTCACGCCATGGCATCACCGGATCAGTAGCCTGCTTAATTAGCCTTTCTACTCCCTTAGGAATGCTGCCAGCTTCTGCGCTTTGTGCTGCATTAATGATGGCTTGCTTGACTTCTTGCCGTAGACGGTCTCTTTCTTCTTGGGACATTTTAGGACGCTTACTATTTCCTTCATTTTCACCATCTTCATTATCGTCCCCGTCCCCGTCACCATCCATATGATCGTCAATCATTTGATCGATTAGGTCATCAATGGAAATCTTCTGGGCATTTTTCATCAAATCATCATAAATTTCTTCTGCTGGCTTGCCGTCGTACTTTGATTCATAGAGACACGGAACAGTAGTAATAAACTGGCCCACACGATGCCTTTTCAAATCCGCGTTAACCGCATAATCATCGGCAATATTCCAAACCTGAGGATCTCGTGTCCCGCGCCGACCCATATGATCATATACTACGTGAAGCACTTCGTGGCCTACTAGAAACTCAACCTCTTTGGGTTTAAGCATCATAATAAACTTACTGTTGTAATAAAATCGAAGTCCATCAGTAGCCGCAGTACTACACCACTCGTCCGCGTTAATTAGTTGCAGTCTAGTAGCCAAATTACCAAAAAAGCTATGTCGCAGCAGTAGACCGATGCGAGCCGTAACTAGTCGTTCACGGGCCTGTGCGTCAATTTTTGGATCTGTGGGGCCAATCAAATTTTCAAATTTTTTGCTACGTTTTTTCTTGCTTTTTCCGCCGATCGTGTCACTCATGAATCAACTCCTCACAATAGATATAGATACAGTATATAGTATAACGTATTATTTGTCAAATCAATGTAGCAATTTGGAATGTGTTGTGGGGGTCGTTTCGTTTGTGGAGTCTTCGTCTACCAAATTATAGTCATCCAAATCAATAGGAACCGCGGATTCTTCTAGCTCGCCGGACTCTGCTAAACGGTTAATTTCTGCAACAAGCCCGTCCAATTCTTCTTGGCTACCCTCAAAATCATCAAAACAACCGGGCATGAAAACTACTTTTAATTTGTTATCTTTTGTCATAACTTTACCTTTAAAAAAGTAGAGAATATTTCTACTCTCTACCCAAAGACTGCGCACTAATTTTGGTGCCTAATACAATCAGCTTCCTGCTTCAACAATGTATTTACCGAATTTTTTATGAAATTCATCAAAGTTTTTCAGCTGGCTGGGTTCGATAGGAAGCTCATAAGTCTTAAGTGCAATTTTAGCACCCATAACAACGAGTTCCGTTTCAAAGTTCTGCATCATGTAGTCGAAGAAATTCTGTGCCATTTCATGAAATTTCTTGTTATCTACCTTTTTGTTTTGAACCGAATCTTTAAGCTCATAACACATAGCAATAGTCAGCGCATACATTGCAGAAATTTCTTTCACTGCCAGGTCTTTAACTTTGCCGGAAAGAATATCACTAGGTTCCGGCATCTTACCTGCAATTTTGCGGTGTGCTGCAAATTTTACAGCAAGGCCCTCACCTACTGCACCTGCTACCAAATTGAATTGCGTATCAGTATCCATAGATTCATCTTGCAGCAGGTCACTAACGAAGCACCAGCTACGGGGAGTAGCGAATGCGCGGCTGCTAGACTTACTGTCAAAATCATAAAGGTCCTGTTTAGCGAAAGATAGATAACCAACTACATCCTTATGAATACCTTTATTGACTGCCCACTGTTGCCATGCAGTAAAATCAGGACGCATTTCAAGATGGATGAATCGATTCGCTAGCGGCATCGGCATGCGATATGTAACACCTTTATCACTGTCGCGGTTACCAGCTGCAACAATTACAACATTGTCAGGTAGAACATATTTGCCTACGCGGCGGTTAAGAATTAGTTGGTATCCAGCAGCCTGCACTGCAGGAGGGGCACTGTTCATTTCATCTAGGAATAGAACGATGAGTGGATACTTGCTTGCAAGTTCTTCATCAGGCAGATCGACGGGAGGAGCCCAATCCATCTTGCCGTTGTCTTTGTTGAAGTATGGAATACCCCGAATGTCGGTTGGTTCCATCTGAGCCATACGCAAATCGATCACATGCCCGCCCAGTTCTTCGGCGATTTCTGCAACCACTTCAGATTTCCCAATACCCGGAGGGCCCCAAAGAAATACAGGACGTTTTGTTTTGAACGCCTGCAGAATAGATTTACGTGCTTGAATACTAGTAATAGTATGATTATCGGATACGACTGCCATGCTAGCTCCTTACGGTTATATAAATGTAGAAAAGATATTTTACTGAAAAAACTATTTTACGTCAACAACTTTCTTTTGTTTTTGGAAAAGTATTCAAAAAATGCCTCTACTAGTTCCATTTCTCTGCGATAGGCTTCTATTTCCCATGGCCTATTTTTATAAATTCGTTTTACTTTTTTCCCCAGCCAATACTGATTTTGATTACCATTTCGAGTTTCTTTGGAAGAAAACTGTCCCTTAGCAAATTGCTTTACGTGAACCATTTCATGTGCCAAAACTTGAAGTAGGTTAGGGAAAGACAGTTTGTTGTCTAATGCTATGACTATATGGTTTTCTAATTTAGCAGCCAAACCTAAAATACCATTATTTTGTGTTCTTAGGCTTTGCTTCGATAGTATGTAAAGGTCGTACCTGCTGGACCTAATATTTAAGTAATCCAAAAAGAATTCAGAAGCCATAGATATCAGTTTGGCTCGTTCTTTACTTTTGGAATATAATGTAATTTTCATGTTGTCTATTATAGCAAAATACGGATTTATTGTCAAATGTTGCTATTTTGAAAACTTTTAGGCGCCCAAACTGTATAAATACTGTATATTAAGGACAAAAAATGCCGTTTACAGTACTAGAACCATCCGGTATCAACTCCAACGCTACATTTACTTTTGCCAACCTAGTGGTTTCAGGTAACATTACCTCAGGCAATGGAAATGTTAATTTGGGAAATGCGGTTACTGCAAATTATTTTATAGGAAATGGAGCTTTCTTAACTGGGATTGCAGCCAGTACTACTTATAGCAACGCCAATGTTGCAGCGTACTTACCTACTTATACAGGCAATATCTCAGCAAATTATTTTATAGGAAATGGTTCCGCGTTAAGTTCTATCAATGGTAGTAACATTTCAGGTCAAGTTGGTAACTCACTAGTGTCCGGCACTGTTTATACGAACGCACAACCTAATATAACCAGTGTAGGTACATTGAGTGATTTATCTGTTACTGGAAATGTAGGCGCCGGTAACATACTGACTAATAATTTAAGATATGCTAACGGAGTGGCATGGGAGTTCGGAACTACTTATTCTAATTCGAATGTTGCTGCATATCTTCCTACACACACTGGTAATATATCGGCTAATTATTTTATAGGAAACGGATCGGCACTAACATCAATCACAGGAAGTAATGTAAATGGACAAGTAGCCAATGCGTTAATTGCCGGAACCGTATATACAAACTCTCAACCTAACATAACTAGCGTAGGCACATTAACAACGTTAAATGTATCTAGTAATGTAGCAGCCGGTAATATTTTAACAAACAATTTATTGTATTCAAACGGATCACCATGGAACTTCGGAGCCACTTATTCTAATTCCAATGTTGCTGCGTATCTTCCTACTTATACCGGAAATATCAATGCCGGTAATGCTAATTTAGGTAACAGCGTAAATGCCAACTTCTTTATAGGCAACGGCAGTTTATTAACTGGAATTACTGCTACTGTTGCACAAACAGTTAGTACTGCGGCGCAACCTAACATAACAAGTTTAGGAACCCTATCTAGTCTAACCGTCAGTGGTTTACTAATAACCACCGGTACCGGAATAAGAACAGCCAATATTTTTGATAGTTCCGGCACGCTCACTATAGAAACTAGATATAGTAATAGAGTAGGTGACGTAGGAGTCTATGGCAATCTAGTAGTCGGAACCAGTGGTACCGGAAATGTCACTGCACTTAACGCCAATTTAGGAAATCTAGTAGTTGGTAACTTTATACAAGGAACATTAACTACCGGGTCGCAGCCTAACATAACGAGTGTTGGTACATTAACTTCGTTAGGTGTAACGTCAAATGTAACTTCAGGAAATGCTAATTTAGGAAATGCAGTTAGAGGTAACTTTTTCATAGGTAACGGGTCGTTGCTGACTGGTGTTGCTGCAACTACGGCTGGCACTGTTACTACAGCCGCACAGCCCAATATCACTAGTGTGGGGACTTTATCTTCGTTAAATGTAACTGCTAATATTGTTTCAGGAAATGCTAATTTAGGGAATGCGGTTGCTGCCAACTTTTTCATAGGCAATGGTGCTTTACTTACCGGTATAAGTACAGGTAGTTCCACATCTATAAGTAACGGAAATAGTAATCTTAGTATATCGTCAGCCGGCGGAAACATTGTAGCTAGCGTTTTTGGTACAGCAAATATATTAACTATCTCTACATTAGGCGCGAATATAACGGGGAATGCTAATATTAGCAATACTCTAGTAGCTGGTAATGCAACTGTAAGCGGAGCGTTGACTTTAGGATCCGGTTCAGGTGGAAATCTAACTGGTGCTAATGTCATCTCTGCTAATTTTTTTACGGGAACTTTAACTACCGGAATTCAACCCAATGTAACTAGTGTCGGATCACTTAATGGTCTTACTATTGCAGGAAACGCCAATATAACTTTATCCGGTTCGCTGTCGCAATTAACGGGTGCAAATTTAATTAGTAGTAATTTAATTACCGGAACATTAACTACTGGAGCACAACCTAATATTACTAGCACCGGAACCCTATCCTCTATATCTCTTGCTAGCAATGGTAATGTAACTTTATCCGGTTCGCTGTCGCAATTAACGGGTGCAAATTTAATTAGTAGTAATTTAATTACCGGAACATTAACTACTGGAGCACAACCTAATATTACTAGTTTAGGTACTTTATCTTCTAGGTTAACCGTAGGTTCTACTTCATACACTACCGTAGCGTTAGGATCAATTAGCGGAGCTACTACAGTTAATACAGCAGCTGGTACATTTTTTACAGCTACTGCGACCGGAGCAGTAACTTGGACATTTAGTAATCCTATATCATCTCCTAATATGTCAGGATTTATTTTAGAGTTAGGAAACGGTGGCATAGGAACTCAAACTTGGCCACCTAACACCCGATGGCCCGGCGGAATAGCTCCTACCCTAACTGCCAATGGCATAGATATTCTCACATTTATCACCGATGACGGCGGGTTAAATTGGCGCGGTGTGGGATCAATGATAGATAGTAAATAACATGGCTAATTACGCACTAATAGAAAACAATGTGATATGTGAATTACACGAAACTCTACCAATTAATTGGAGGCATATCAGTGGGTTGCATTTATCTGAACACAATATTGAGTATTTGAAATCTGTAGGATGGTATAAAATAATTAAACAGATTGTGCCCTACGATCCCGAAACTGAACATATATCAGATTACGAGTATAGATTAGAAAATAATGAGGTGTTTGAGTACCCTATAATATCTGCGGGGGCGCAACGTAATATAAATTCTCCAATAGAAATAACACAAGAAACATTTGATTATATTTTGTTCAAAATACGTGAACGGAGAAATGAACTACTATCAGCTACTGACTACATTGAGTTACCCTCTATAAAGCAGATTAAAGGAGAAGAGTTCGTAAACAACTATTTGTCCTATAGACAAGAGCTTAGAGAACTACCTAACAAAATATTAAATAACGAAGTCGATATCAACAACATAGTTTGGCCAGTTAAACCATAAAATGTTAATTTTACAAACATTACTTAATTCCGCAACGCGACTTCCTACATTTGCGTTATTATATATTTGGGGGGAAAATACCTACGGTAATTTGGGCATAGGAACAACCACTAATCGCTCAAGCCCAGTACTAGTGGGGAATCGTTCATGGTCTCAGGTATCCATAGGCACATTTCACACACTAGCAATAGACTCTACTAACAAACTTTGGGTTTGGGGAGATAACACTAACGGACAATTAGGAATAAATTCCAATATCAACCGGTCAAGTCCAGTTCAATTAGGAAACGATAGTTGGGTATCAGTAAGTGCTTACCGAGGAACTACTTTAGGTCATGCATGGAGCGCAGGGGTTCGCTCTAACGGAGGTTTGTGGGTTTGGGGCAACAACTTCTTTTTTCAATTAGGAAATAATGATCTGGCTCGAACAACCAGATCAAATCCAGTGCAGATAGCAGTAGGTACTAGTTTTAACTCAGTATCAATTGGCGGCAGTCATGGTTTAGCAATAGATTCTACTAATAAATTATGGGGCTGGGGCCAAAATGACACCGGACAAACATCAGTAAATGTTTTCAACCCCCAGATAGCATACATTAAAAAAATATCAGTCATTGGTCAATCGGGGTCAAATGCAACAAATGCATATATCAGAGAAGACGGAAGTCTATATACTTGGGGGATAAACAACGTAGGACAGTTAGGATTAGGTGATACTATTGCAAGATCCAGACCCACACTAGTCCCCGGTAGTAATTTTGTTGATATTGCTGCAGGTGCTAGCAATATGGTGGCAATTGATAATTTAGGAAGAATGTGGGCATGGGGTATAAACACCAGCAATCAAGTCGGAGACGGAACTTCTATTAACAGGTCAAGCCCAGTGGAAATAGGAATAGGTAATAGTTGGACTGCCATAGCGACCTCCGGGTTCGCTGCATCATTGGCAATTTCAAATAATAATACTCTTTGGGTCTGGGGAGCAAATACCGGAGGAGGGTTGGGTGGTAATTTAGCTACATCCGCTCGTTATAGCGCACCTGTACAATTAGGCACAAGCAGTTGGAGTATAATAACCGCATCACGAAATAATTCATATGCCGGAATAACAACTGATCAAAGATTATTTGTTTGGGGACAAAACAACACTGGTGAATTAGGAACTAATTCTACAATAGCTAGATCCAGTCCTGTGCAGCTAGCCGGAACTTGGTCAAAAATAGCGTTTGGACTTGATCATACTATTGCAATACGCAATGATACTTCAGTCTTTATTTGGGGCGGCAACAGCAATGGACAACTAGGTATAGGAACTACAATAAACCGTTCTAGTCCTATATTAGTTTTTGGGGCCGGTGCCAAAGAAGTTGCCGCTGGTGTAGGCATTACTATTATTCAGCATAATGGATTACTATGGTCTATGGGAAGCGGAAATAACGGTGTATTGGGAATAGGATTGGGCACTGGCGATAGATCCAATCCCACACTGATATCTTCAATAATTCCGAATAGTGATGACAGTGAAATAAGCCAGCAGGCTGCAGGATTTGGAGTAATATACAACTTATCTAAACGAGGATCATTATATTCTCAGGGAGCAGGTAACAATTTTGATACCGGAGCATTACAGCAACGTTCAGCACCTACGCAAGTTTTTGGTGTGGGGGTTTCCGGATGGTTTAATAGTACTCCGGTGCAAATCGGAGTTTCTAGCTGGTCTCAAGTTTCAGCTGGATCTGACTTCAGTAATGCCATAGACTCATCCGGACGATTATTTAGTTGGGGGGATAATTCTAATTTTCAGTTAGGTGACAACACCACAATTAATAAATCCAGCCCAGTGCAAATTTTTTCTGGAAATCAGTCATCATTCTTACAGATATCATCTGGATTCAATCATACATTGGGTATTACTAATAGCTATTCTCTAATTGCCTACGGTAGCTCTAGTAGTTTAAATTACACTGCTCAGCCGTATAAATGGAGCAAAATCGGAGCTATTAAAGTTGATCAAATAGAAACTACTGTAAACAATTATGCAGCTATTGCCGATGACGGAACGCTTTATACTTGGGGTTCCGCTACAGGTTTCGGAGAATTGGGTGTAGCTGATAGATTTGGTAGATTTTTTAACGTTAACCGGTCAGTCCCAGTTCTAGTTAGTTCTGAAAATTGGAGTTTTGTTGCAGTAGGCGCGCAATTTGGAGGAGCTATAAAAAGCGACGGTAGTTTATGGACTTGGGGGATAAACAACTCAGGAACGTTAGGGGATAACAGTACTATAAACAAATCTAGTCCCATACAGGTGGGCAATCTAAGCTGGTCTTCAATATCAGCGGGAAGTCAGTATTTCTGTGGCATAACCAACGACGGTAAATTGTATGCTTGGGGGAATTCCGCCAACGGATCCTTGGGGGGGCCTCCCTCAAACTTATCTAATCCAACACAAATAGGAGCTAGCAGCTGGAATATGGTAACGTCCGGCGATTTTCACAATCTAGCAATAGATACTGCGGGCAGATTATTTGTATGGGGGTCCAATACCAACGGGCAACTGGGGCTAGGTACTACCATTAACCGTTCAAGTCCGGTCCAATTACCTGCCCCAAGTGGTCAATCGTGGTCTCTTTGCTTTGCGTCCGGGGATACATCCGCAGCGATAACCAATAATGGATCGGTTTTTGTATGGGGAAATAATATTTTAGGTAAATTAGGCAACCTATCTGCAATCAACAGATCGAGTCCTATACTACTAGCCGGCTCTTGGTCAAAAATAAGTATGGGAGCCGGATCTATGTATGGGATCCGCCCGGATGGCACGTTGTGGTCTTGGGGCAATAATCAATACGGTGAGCTAGGACTGGGTTTTGGAGGAGGTTCTAGATCATCGCCGGTGCAGGTAGGAACAGACGCAGATTGGATAGACGTAGAAGGGGGATTGAATTGCGCCTTTGCTATAAAACAAAATAAAAATTTATACTCTTTTGGATACGGTGGCTTAGGCAATTTAGGAACTAATACTGCAAATAATCGAAGTAATCCTACATTAATAACATCTGCATCAATTAATCCACTAGAACAAAATACCTCGGCGCCCCTGAGATTAGAAACAGCACAGTCTTGGATATCCGTCGGTGCGGGAGTAAATCAAAGTGCGGCTATCAATAATAGTTCAAAACTATATGTGTGGGGTAATAACAATTTTGGTAATTTAGGATTATCTGATACCATAAATCGTTCTAACCCCACACAGTTGGGTAATCTCAATTACGGAAGAATATTTGGTGGTTTCAACCAAACAGGTGCCTTAGGGGAAGTTTAATACAATTCTTCATAATTGAATTCACTAAGATTATCATATTCTCGATAATATGCTTCATTGGGAGTTAAGATCCTAAAATCATATTTCAACTTTGCAAATGTTACTTCAGCTTGGTTTAAAAGATCACAAACTACAAAACTACTACCACAGCCGCCGCGCATATGTTTAAAAGGGCTGTGTTTAAACTCATTGTTCATTAATGCCTTATGCATATTACTACCGTATGCAGTAACAATCCGAGTAATACCTAATTTTAAGTTACGCAACCTAATCTTATCGTATATAGTAAGCTTAGATAGTATAGCCTCATTACTATCATCGATGGTTAATAAACAATCTTTGACTTTTATACTACCTTTAGTGTGAGAGTTATCAGGAGTTTCTTTAGTACTCCATGGAATGTCACAAGTGACATGATTGACATAAAACGTTTTTCCTCGTGTTTTTATCACCCACATAGGAATAGTTTGATCTTCTAAATATTTTTTATTAAAGTGAAAAACTACATCTTTACATGCATATTCAATCTAGGCCATTATATTCTCCTTTAGTTGGCTTTTTATTTCTTTTGTACCACTTTTTACAAGTCTGCATTTTGATAATTATGATCAAATCATCCCAATGCACTTTTTTAAGGTGCTCGTGATATCGTTGCACATATCGTTTGAATTCACGAGCACCTTTCATTATAAACTACTTACGCAAATATTTCAAGCGCAGTACCACATTCAGTGCAAAATTTAGCAGTAGCCTTGTTATGCTTACCACAGGTTAAACATTTTGGTTTATGCTTAACTGTTACTGCTTGTTTGATTGCTTCTCCGCCTAGTAATCTGAACACCATTGAGTGCTTCGTTGTGTCGAGCGCGCCCACATATGTAATACTAAATTTTTGATTACTGTGACTACCCGGAACTGTAATACCAGTGTCATTGATCACCGCAGCAGATTCACTATAAGTATGAGAGGTTGCAGAACAAACTACAGAACCCTGAGATTGCATATAGACTCCTGTAGTAGTGGCACTAGAACCGTAACCTCGCATAATTCCACTGGTTGGATATATAGGAGTAGCCCAAATTTTATTATAATCGGGTGCCATATGCATTATGGGACGAGGTTGTTCGAACTGAAATTCTATTCGTACTAATCCATCTTCCAATTTAACGCCACGGTGTTTTTCTATATTACCAGTACGTTCAATAAACTTGAAACGATTGCCTTGATTAAGATTGCCGTTCTTCACCGAACGCTCAAGGTCAAATTCTTGACCCGCATTAAGAACAATTCCACCAGGAACCATATCTTCACCGTCAATGAATACATTGACCACTGCTCTAGTTGTGTTGAGATTTTTTAGTAGAATGCTATATTCATTACCAAATGGTATATAGACCGTGTCCTTAAATTCTCTTAGGACTTTGCCGTTTACTTTGATAGCCGCGGCGAGCTTTGATTCATACATCATGTTTTCTCCTTTTACAGCGTACAGACTAAACGCTTAGTAATCTTAAAGTCTGTTGGTGTGTAGGCCCATCCTACAAAACTATTTATTAGTTAAACTTCATGGGTCTAAAACTTTTGTCGATTACTGTTTCTACTTCTGACAAATCATATCCTGAAAATTCTACATGAAAGCCAATAAATTTTCCTGACTCATCATAACGACCCTCAATAGTTGAGACTTGCTTTTGAGTTATTTGTTCAACGGTTTCAGACAATAGTTCGACCGCTGTATTTACAGAAATGTCTGCTGAAATGGTAAGATTAATATTTTTTTTCATGGTAATTGATTTGGTGCGCTAGGCGGGAATCGAACCCGCGCATACTGAGTTTTAGAGGCTCTTGCTTTTCCATTTAGCTACTAGCGCATATGGATATTATGCAATATTAGGCTAAGATAGTCAATATATTGTTTACCCAAAATAAAAGCCCCTAGGGGCTTTTATTAGCTGTTTAATACTTTTGCTACACTATTAATTACTGCTGCAATCCTACCAATGTCTCTAAGTTGCTCAACTGTGTATCCTTCTTTTTTAAGAGTTTCATAGTGAGACTTTACGCAAAAGTGACATTTACCTACAATACTTGCAGCTAGACTATAGGCTTCAAATCTAGCCTTAGTGGTGCCACCGTGCGAGGCAATTGCATTCATACGCAATTGCGCTGGCAATCCGGTAAGATTGCTGTCATCAGCCATTTCAACGTAGGGGTACCAAACGTTGTTTTGTGCCATAATTGCAGCAGCGGTTAAAGCCGCATCTCGCTCAGTAGCATCTTGCATATTACTTTGAATAAAAGTAACTAATTTTCCATTTCCAGTAGCCATTGCAGCGGCTAGCGCAATTGCGTTTGCTTCTACCGGATCAAGTGTGGACCTGTTAATAACTGCGTCAAGATTAAGCTTCGTGTCTTTTGCGTAGTCAGGTAGACCCTGTTTGATTTGTTCTACCCAACTCATGCAGGATCTCCATTTATATCTGACTTATTGGTCATATACTCTTCTAGTTGTAGTTTATATTGCTCTTCTGATAGGCTGTGCCAGCCTATGCAATCGCCGGTGGGGCTACGTCCACAACCGCAAGTCCCTTTTTTCATTGTTTCTACTGCTGGTGTCATTTGTTTATCCTTTTTAAATATTGCGTCCCAGTTGGCTGCAAATTGATTTTGACTTACACTATATGGGCGGGGAGTCGAACCTTTGCTCATTTTAAATTTCCTTTACAAGAAGGACAGTGATAATTTTTTAGATAATCAAAAAGTTCTTGAAAATTCATTTTGTTAATTCTCCTAAATGCTTTCTTTACCATCAACGTATCTTTTTAACCATTCAATATTTAGGGTAAGTGATTCGCCGATCCATGTTGCACCTTCTGTATGGTCACGCACATCGTCACCGGTGTCTTCGTGTATCAAAACACTAAGATTTTTATTTTCTAAAACCGAAGTAACCGCATCATATATGCTATGATCAAAATTAGCTTGGTACATGGGTAACGGATGCGGACCAATTGGTTGATCCCATACTCGACCCAAAGAACATCCTAAACCATGTAGGATATCTCTAAGCACCATTGCAGATAATCTCTGTTCTTGATTATCCCAGTAAACGTGTGCGTGATAATGCATTACAGTGTTTCACCACCAATTGGGCGACTGCATGGGCAAAGTTCACCGGTTTGCAGCGCGTCAAGAATGCGCAATGTTTCGTCCGGGTTACGACCAACATCTAGGTTGTTAACAGTTACATGTTGGATAACGTTGTCTGGGTCAACAATGAATGTCGCACGTAGTGCTGCACCAGCTGGTTCATAAAAAATACCCAATTGCATTGCTAGACTGTTGCTGTCACGTGCTACGTCAGCAAAACTCCAAGAGTTAGTTTTCTTTAGGTCTTCGTGAGCGTTACGCCAAGCCAATTTACAAAACTCATTATCAGTTGAGCCAATGAGTAGGACAGCGTCACGATCTGCAAAGTCTTGATTAAGTTTGTCATATGCCACAATTTCAGTTGGGCATACGAATGTGAAATCCTTTGGATAATAGACAATTATCTTCCATTTGCCTTCAAAACTTTTTTCAGTAATAGTTTCAAAGGCATTGTCTGGAACCAATGCGCCTGGCTTAACGCCGGTGACGGCAAAGGCTTCAATTTTATCTCCGATTGTTTTCATTAAATTCTCCTTGTGTGTGAAATGAAAATTATTTTTGTGCTCTACAGTTGGGGCAAATAACTTCTAGATTACTTTCTTCGTTGTTATGTGTGTTATTATCTTTGTGGTGTACTACTAATGGAATGGGTTTATTTAAATGTTTATCATTTTTACATATTTCACAAATCATACCGCGTTGTTCAATCAAATAACGTTTTACGTACTCAGGCACTTGACGCCATGCCATCGACGATTGGTTCTGCTTCCATTCGTTAATCAACATTCTACTTTTGTGTCTTTGCTGACACGTATTGTTACAATACTTATTGGTGTAACTATTACCTTTAACCGGGTTATTGCGACCGCAATTTAAACATGTAAAACATGAATTCATGAAAAGACCTAACCGTAAAGCACTCTGTAATATATAGTGGTTTAAGATTAGTATTATATACTAATATTTTAAATATTACAGAATTTTGGGTAAATTAAATTATTTCTACTAGATTTTCTTTGAAGATGCGCCAAGATTTGTCCCATGTCCAAATTTGACTAGATTGCTTTACTGTGCTTCTATTTAAAGATAAACATTTTTCAACTGCATGTGATAAATCGTGTGAAAGGTAACCATTCTGCTCAGTGATTATATCGATTGGGCCGGTGACCGGATACGCAGCTACCGGAGTCCCTAAACTTATTGCTTCAATTATGACTATACCAAAGGTATCTACTTTGCTGGGAAATACAAAAACGTCTGCCATAGCATAACAGTTAGCCAACTCTTGTCCCGTCTTATATCCTAAAAAGTTAACCTTAGGATACTTGCTTTTTAGTTGAGCTATGCATGGCCCGTCTCCCACAATTGTTACGTTGTATTGAGGAGACAGATTACAAACTGCATCAATGTTTTTTTCTTTACTAACTCTGCCTACATAAAGTAAATTAGGGATAGCGTTTTCTTTTCTTACAGGTACGACAACAGAGGGCGTCAAATAAGAAAAATCGACTCCTCGAGTCCATGGTTTTATATTATTTTTAAATTTTTTATTTTTCAATTCAACTACCATACTATTAGTTGTGGTAAGGACCGTTCTGCTTTTACCGTGAAACCATCGAAGGTACAACCAAGTCAATGATCTAGGAATTTTGTATATTTTTTTTAAAAAATCAGGAAAATTAGTATGATATGAAGTATTATATCGGTAGCCTTTGTAGTCACAATATATTTTAGCGCACAGCCCTATTGGACCTTCGGTCGCGATATGAATATAATCCGGCGATATCTTTTCAATCTTTTCGTTGATCTTCCAAGGAAAGCTGAGTTTAACTTCAGGATAGCCAAAAGCACTAATATTAGTGAACTGCCCGGGATCAAGATAAACAATATTATACCCATCGCTAGTAGCGTGTTTTTCAATGTTTTTGAACGTAGTAACCACGCCATTGATTTGCGTATATTCATTATCTGTTATTATTAAAATCGTTTTACGCATTGTGCTGTTACTTTGAAGGATTCAAATTTTAACCAATATTTAACTGATTCTTTGGCTTGTTCACATAGAGCCTGATCGGGGAATTCTATAGTAACTTTACCCGGAACGTCTTTTGGATCGTTTATGTGAACTGCTATCAATATCATCAACCACATTATCACTCTCCTGAATCCAAGTAACTATTTCCCACTTACCATCATGTTGCTCTACTAAAGCGGTACAACTTTCTACCCAATCGCCATCATTCATATATGTAACACCATTTATATTTTTGATTTCTGCATGGTGTATATGACCACAAATTACTCCATCGAAGCCACGCTTTTTACAATACTCAGATAAATTATTTTCAAATTGAAATATAAAATCTATTGCCTTCTTTACTCTTTGCTTAAGATATAGACTAAGGCTCCAATAGCCAAAACCAAACCTATGCCTTATCCAATTAAATCTAGAATTAACTGCAAGTACGAAATCGTAAGCTTTATCTCCCAAAATTGATATCCACGGCGCTAATCTAGTTATACCATCAAACAGATCACCATGAACCACAAGATAATGCTTGCCATCAGCTCCCATGTGTTCGGCTTGATTATGTAATTCAATCATGCCAAAATTTAAATTGTACTGTAAAAAAGGGCGCAAAAACTCGTCATGATTTCCTAACACATATACTACTCTAGTGCCGCGCTTAGCATGACCTAAAATTCTACGAACAACATTCGTGTGGCTTTGTTTCCAACGCCACTTGTTTTGTTTTATCTTCCATGCATCTAAAATATCACCTATTAAGTACAAATTTTCACAAGTATTATGTTTCAAAAAATTATTTAATGCTTCTGCCTTGCAATCTTTTGTGCCAAGGTGAACATCAGAAATAAAAATTGAGCGATATGTTTTTTGCATACTAGTATTTAACTGATTAATTGTTACAATTCCGTTACATCCAATAAAAAAGCCCCGTAAGGGGCTTTTTTATTGTCTTTTTTATTTTAGAAATTGTGAGTCCAAGTTATACGATATGCATTCTTTTCTTCACTAGAATCACCGTATGCTTGGCTATAACGAAGTCCTACGCTGTCGTTTTTAGTGATAGCATATGATACCATTGCATGATAGCGTGTGCTTTGAAACATATTAGCTTGACTGAAAGCGTCACGATAACGAACGCCTACATCACCACTCAATGCACCAACGATCGGAAACTTTACACCAGCGTCTGCTGCATAGTGACTAAAGCTTTCATCAGTGCCTAATTTTTGACCTAAACGAACACCGATATATGGATTGACACCGGCAACTTTGAAGCCTTGACGGGCACGAAGTTCAACTCCCGAACCAACTGATCCTGTTCCCCACTGGCTTTGATTAGTGTCAAGCTTAATGCTATAATCTTGACCACCGGCAGTTTTAGTACCAATTACGATACCAAATTTGTCTTTGATTGAAGAATCACTGCGTTTTTCTTCTTGGTGATATTCAAAAGTTGTATAACCACCTGCTTGTGCTGCACCCGCGACTAATAATGTTGCTACTGCTAAGATTTTTGCTACTTTCATGTATTACTCTCCTTTTAAAATCTCACATATTATATAGTTACAAGATCAATAATGCAATAAAAAAGGCTACCGAAGTAGCCTTTTTGACTATTTGGTAACAAGGTTGTCAACCCCGCTAGTTCAGCCGTTTGCGGCAACTAGATATGTATTATCGTTTGCAGATAATTTATTTATGCGATTTACGGTCGTCATCTACCGTGTAGATCCCGTGAATACTTGCTCGTCAATCGATACTATTTCCGGCCCATCAGAAACATACTCACCCAGTGATCAGCTGGTTCAGGACACGCCCATAAATCAAGTATGTTTCTGGTGGACCGGCCGGGTACCGCCCCCGGGTCTTGTCCGATCTTTCTTCTCAGGCGTTGTACTACAATTTTAATTTAAAAAATAATAAAACCCACATGCTAGATACATGTAGTATAGTTACTGTGCATAAAATTGCAACAGGAATGGGTAAAGATAATAACCAATTAAAATAAATCATCAGTTTCCTTAAACTTTTTTATCCACTCGTGATATAAAATAAACAGTACAATACTAAAACTGCCCATAAGCATTGTACCCAAAAGAAATCCAATAATAAAATAAAGCTGTTCTGAACCCATACGATATATTATAAACTAATATTTAGTATTTGTCAATACTAAAATCGTTTGATGTTTTCGAATTTTTCCCTTAACCAATTCCAGTCATAGCTTAATTTCAAACTGCTGAATTCGCCGTTAACGGATACGTAATACTCAACTGCATCTTTGGCGCCTCTTATTGCCCATTCAGCAAATTCACCGTTAGCTACAGAAAGCCAAATGTTTAACCTATCAGTGCTTTCTACATCATGGTAAACATGAGATTGATATTTTAATTTCAACACTTCTCTAAAAGCTGTTCGCCATGTGTCCCATTCACTAGTATTAAACAATCCTATGCCAGAATTTACATTAATAACTGAGTTCGAACTTTCTAGTGTGAAATCTAATCCGGTTCCTAAGGTACTTAAGGTAAGTTTTTTATTATTGGCCACTATTGCCATATGTCCGTATTCTAAATTGTTTAATGGATTGGTTGCAGTGAAAATATAATGCTTTCTTGTAACCATTCTATTGGGTTGCCAGCTAAAGTCAAAATTAGGATTAACTTTACATTTGGCATTAATTAAAAAATACCAAGGTGTGGTAGATAATTTAGCGGCGGTATGTTGACTTACAACTCTACCATAAACATCTTTTACTCTATGTAACCTATTAGGTAAATTTCGGGTTAAGTGAACTAGATATTCGTAGTTTTCTTCCGCTGCGCTTTCTCCGTTGCTTATAAAAATAATATCTAATGGAGTATTGCTATGACCCAAAACATGATGCTTTACATATGGATAATCTTCTAACTTATCATATGTTTTTATTTTTGCGTTTTTGGGCACTATGGCTGCCGCGTTGTCTATAATATGAATATACGGTGTGGCGCTGTCTGATATAATTTTTTGTGGATCTAAATCGAAGTTGCTTATACTAGTGTATGTAGTAGACAGATCATGATTTATCATTGCGTCAAATATACTGTCCTCATATGGTATCTGCTCTATTTTTAACTGAGGTTTTATTTCATTGATGTATTTGTTTCCAATAGCATTGTTCATTTTGTACATCAAAGTCGGCATATGTTCACCCGAATGAAATTGATTTCCAAAAATATAATTATAATTTTCCTCAGTAGAATCAGGGTGCCACGTATAATCAAAAGCGTCGTTGTTTATAGGTTCAATTACTCTCCAGTTTTTGTAATTAGGAAGTTTATTTACTTTTTGAACATCTGTGTATTTTAATCCAATGGCCTTTGGGGTCACATATAAAGGTCCTCCTGTTTTTTGCCATTGAGTTCCGAATTGCCAATTTAAATCAGGCTCTTCAGGGTGGGGCACCCAACTATAATCAAAATCGCTATCATCTATGTCATCAGGTATTACCCAGTTTTCTTTATTAGGCAATAATTTAGCTTTTACATCTGTGATATATTTCTTTTCTGTCGCTCCGGAAACTCTATATTGAAATGTTGGCATAACATCAACATCATACCACTGATTACCGAACACGTATATGTATGGTGGTTCTGTTTCGTCCGGGTGCCAGCTAAAGTCTATTGATATATTTGATCTTAGAGGTCTCCAACACCTATTATTTGCATTGGGTAATTTAATTACTTTTTGAACATCTGTGTATTTTAATCCTATCGCATTTGGAGTTGAATATAGTGGTCCTCCTGTTTTTTGCCATTGAGTTCCGAATTGCCAATTATAATTAGGTTCACGTGGATTAGGTACCCAGCTGTAATCAAAGTCAGTGTCATCAACATCATCAGGTATTACCCAGTTTTCTTTATTAGGCAATAATTTAGCTTTTACATCTGTGATATATTTCTTTTCTGTTGCATTTGGTGTTCTATACAACACTGTGGGCATGACTTCGGGACCATACCATTGATTTCCAAACACATAGATATAAGGAGGATCGTTGGGATCCGGATGCCAACTGTAATCAAATTCTATGTTACTGAATAGTGGTCTAAAAAATCTATTGGGATTGGGAGTTTTTACTGCAATCTGATCTGAGCAATATTTTTTATGTATTGCATTCTTCATAACGTATATTGGGCCGCCGGCTTTTTGCCATTGCGTTCCAAATTCATACATCATAGCTGGCTCTCTATTGTCTGGATGCCAGCTATAATCAAAACCCTCTTGAATGTTTTCTATCATTCTCCAGTTACGAATGTTAGGCAACTTAATTACTTTTTGTAATGTTTGATACTTCACTCCAACTGAATTAGTAACTACATACTTTGGCCCGCCATTTATTTGCCATTGGGTCCCAAATTCATGTGTTAAAGGAGGTTCATGTGGATTAGGTACCCAGCTGTAATCAAACTCACTATCATCTATGTCATCAGGTATTACCCAGTTTTCTTTATTAGGCAATAATTTAGCTTTTACATCTGTGATATATTTCTTTTCTGTTGCATCCTTTACTCTATATTGAAAGGTTGGCATAGTATAACAATCATACCACTGGTTGCCGAACACGTATATATAGGGAGGGTCTGTTTCATCTGGGTGCCAGCTATAATCCATAACGGCGTTAGCAACTAAGGGCCTCCAGCATCTATTATTTTGATTAGGCAAAGAAACGGCTTTTTGAAAATCGTGATATTTTACGCCTTCGTTTTCAGGGACTATAAATTTTGGCCCACCTGTTTTTTGCCATTGCGTGCCAAACTGATGTATGTAGGGTCTTTCATACACGTCTGGTCGCCAAGTAAAATCAAAATTTGACGTATCTAATCCTTCGGGTATTTCCCAATGCCCCCGTTCATTTAACGATTTTCTTCTTTGTAATTCATCCGATGAAAACATTTAACTACAAACCTTAACGCCATATAAGTTTTCAAAGCGGTCAGCATCATCTCTATCATTAACCATGGGTTCTCCCTTAATGTTTAATGATGTGTTTAATAACATAGGACAACCAGTCAATACATACCATTTTTCTAATAATTCTCTTATTCCGGATCCGTCTTTAGGAACTGTTTGAACTCGACTAGTGCCATCAACATGACAGATAGCAGGAAATAAATCAGGATATTTACATACAGCTACTGTTTGCATGTATCTACTATTATCCCAATTATTAGGAAAATCGAAATATTGTTTTGCCATTTCTTCCAAAATTACAGGGGCGAAGGGTCTAAATTTTTGTCTACGTTTGATAGAATTTACCTTATCTTTTATTTCTTTTCCCCTGGGGTCTGCGAGTAAGCTTCTATTTCCCAACGCTCTCGGGCCGAACTCAGCACGACCTGAGGCGACGCCGACAATTTTATTTTTGAGAAGATTATCCAGCAGCTCATTAACAGGATACATCCCATCAATGTTATGGCCAAGGTAAGCATTGCCCCAATTAATACTACGACCATAAGCAAGAGCAGCGGCACCGAGACTAGAGCCTGCATCACCCGGATTAGGCATAATCCAAATCTTTTCAAAATAATCTCCTAAATTTCTATTTGCTAAACAATTTAATGCGACACCACCCATATATACAAGATTATTGCTCCAATTAAAATCTTTTGCTTTTCGCATTAAGTTGTAAATTAAATTTTCTGCTAAATCTTGTGCGCCACGAGCAATAATAAAGTTGTCCATATTTGCACAAAAATTATCACCTACCCCTATGTGTAGGTTATGTTTAAATGTTATTTCTCTTTCATTGTCAATTAGGTAGTTCTTTAAAAAATAAGAAAACTGATCACTGTGAACTCCGTAGGCACTCATTCCCATTAAGATGTATTCGTCTTCCATTGGTTTAAGACCAACGCGCTGAGTCATAGCACTGTAAAATAATCCAATACTATTGGGATAGTTTTGTTTCCATAGTAATTTATATTTGGCTACACCCATATGGTTGTATTCAGCTCCCCAAATACTTATAGTGTCGAACTCGCCAATGGCATCTATCACTACAATTGTTGCCCTGTCAAAAGAACTTGTTTGAAATCCGGCAGCAGCATGACTTAAATGATGATTATACGATGCTATTTTTTTTGACTTTATATCAACTGTTTTTCCTAATTGTTTAGACAATATTTGTTTAACAGTAATCTTATCAAATTCAATACCTTCACCGCTTATTGCTCTCCTTAGTTGCTTTTTCCAAGGTGTTTCATAATAAGCTATAGTGTCTATATTATATTTTGTTATTTCATTAAGCAATTCTAATGAAATATCAGGGTCATTTTTTATTTTACTATAACGTTCGCTATGCCCAGCGAAAACTATGTCACCACGGTGGTTCAGTAATGTTATTGCTGCATCGTGAAATCCTGCGCTTATTCCTAGTATCATTTGTATATAAAGGGATCGTTTTTTCGCATATTCTTAAGTTTACGTCTATGCCGAATATGATTAGCAATCTGCTTAAAAAATCGTATTAAAAACATATTTATAAATCCTTAAATTCAGGAAAAGAAACCAATAAATTAGTACCTTTTCTTTCATCATACTGTTTGAAATAATTTTTAAAATTTATCAATTGCAAGTTATCTGTGTAACGATTTTCTTTTAAAAACTTCAAATTTCTTTCCATCTTTTCGATTTCAAAATCATAGAAACCGTCAAAATTTTCCGTATCTATGTTATCTTTCATAAATGAAATAGCACTTTCTAAATAATGATCATACGATTCCGGAAGTATTTGTATGCTCATCCATTTAGGATCATGCAGTAAAGGTATGTCAAACCAAATTCTTTGTCTAGGGTGTATTACATAATCAGGATGCGTATTGTATGGATCATGTATTGGAATATATTTTACACCCTGATTACTTTTACTATACATTTTTCGTAAATCTAATATGTACTCTAAAAAATCTTTTACTTTAGGTACGCTAAGTGCATTAAAAGTATTAATAAAGGTTATATTTCCATTAATAGTAGAGTCCAAATATTTTAAAACATTTTGTTGTAAAACTTTATAATCTAACCCATATCTGATATATTCTGCTTGTTCTCCTACACTATCTAAACTAACGAATAGAGAAAAGTTTTTTAAAGCCATGTTGACATACCAGTGATTTCCCGAACCCGGATTAAATCTTTCTTTGTCTTCCCAAATTTGTATCTCTTCTAGTTTTACTAATTTTTCTAAAAATCTATCGTATAATTCTGCTTTGGGTGGACATAAATTAGTTGTTATGCTAAACTCTAACCAAGCATTAGGATTTTCATAAATATAATCCAAAACTTTAAATGTGTTTACATCCATTAATGGTTCGCCGCCGGTAATTCTAAAAACTTCTAGCTTTTTATATAGCTCTGGCCACCATTTCCAAAATGCCTGCAAATATGGATTTTCTTCTTGTTTTACCTTCAATGGCATTAGTCCATCTTTGGCTAACCATTCTATATCATTATGTGCTATATTAGTTCCATTTTTACTAGTAATATAATATGGTCCATGTTGCTTTACTTCGGATTCCCATTCAGTGCTAAGATGTGGACTACAATACATGCATTTGAAATTACATGCTTGATTAAAATTGACCTCTACATATCTAGGTTCTATGTCACCTTTATCTAGTGATAATAATATATCTTTTCTTGATCGTTGTGCCCAATCTTCTCCTGATCTATAAATTCGGTCGCTGCGCCCTCCTACATCTTCTATTTTCCAACAATAACTACAACCGTCAGGGCGCTCATTGTTTAGCATCATGGATCTTTCACGCTTTTTTTGATCCGTATTATGTAATGCCTTGAAATTAGTTTTTATAGTTTCTACATTTATTTTATGCAACGGTGGATGGTAACAACTATTGGTCATTCCATTTGTTAGATGAAGACTTACTTGTGACCACTTAGCGTAGCACATCGACTTACTGATAAAGTTTAATTGCTTTTCAGCTATGTCTGCATTTTTATTATAGTTGCTCATTTGTAATATGTTGGTAAAGTAATTTTGCAAATAAATCGTGTGCTTTCGCTGAAGGATGTGCGCAAGGAGTTATCCAATTGTTGGGGGTTCCCTTACCTAAAAAAGACCAAAAATAATTTTGATATATGTTTTTATCATGATCGGGGAATTCTTCTTTTAATGCCATATCTGCAAAAGTTGGCATTTTATTAGGATAAAAAATATTGTCCCATGGAAACAAATTTACTATATCATCAACGTTGTCTGACTTACTGAACATGTTAGTAATAGAAAATTTTGACTCTATTTGTTCACCTGTTGCTGTTCTTTGTACCTGTTTTTGTAAAGCATTAGTAAAATAATCTTTATCATATCTATGGTCAAAGCTAGGAGTAATTATAAGTTTTGCGTTATGCAATTTGCACCAAGTTAATAATTCTTGTACATGCGCAATCTGTTCTAGCACCTCAAATTTATCACTGTGTAAATTTTCTCTATACGCTGCCCACAATTTTGCTTTAGCACCTTGCTGAGATTGTTCGTTTGGCCACATGCATATCCAATGACCATGGTCTTGCCATTGGTCGTTGATAAAATCAAATCTTTCAGGTCCACTAGGACAATAAATTACTATAATTTCTTTTAATTTGTGCCAATGTATTTTTGGGTAAAAGTATAATTCTTTAATAGTAGCTCTGTTCCCACATCCACGTTGCCCTAAGTTAATTGCTGCATATTCTCCATTGAAATATTTTTCGCATAATACGTTTGTAAATGCATTTTCATATTCCATAAAAGTAAAATCAATTTTTTTGTCGGGTCCTAAATTTAATAATGGATATTCTTTGATAAGTTCTTGCTTTTCTTTTTCTGATATATCGTTTAGTGACAGTGGTTCGCCTAGTTCAGTAAATTTAGTTCCATATTTAGATACAATTCGTTCGTCAAAGGCCCCTTGCCCTTGCACAAAAGAACACCCCAAACCTATTACCGCTTTTCCAAACTTATCTATTTTACTATTAATTTTTTCAATTTGACGTTGGTACATTATAATTCCTAAAATAATTATCAATCTCTATTATTGCATTTGGTAAAGTATCATCTGAGTTCTTTCTTAACACTTCTACATTATGTTTTAATATATCGGTCATAGAGATTAGCCATTGTGTTTTTTCTTCATTAGACATTGCATTAATTCGTTTAAGTTCTTTAACGATTGCGTCTAATCTTTCCCAAGTATCTAATTTATCGTACTCTTCATTTATCATAGGATGAAAGGTTCTGTATCCAATATCTTGAAGATTTTTCAAAGAATATTTGTTACCATATACTATAAAGGGGTGTGACGCTGCAATAGGCTTAAACGTTTTTTCACTTATAAAGCATGTATTTTCCCCAAATGATGCTTCACTAACTACACTTAACCATGTGTCTAACAATACTTGTACATTGAACTCGGCCGGATACATTCCACTATCAGTATTGCTGAATAGTGACAACTCTTCTATCGTAGACCTATTTGTTGGGGGAAGCATAGGTAGATATGCACTCATTGCGGCATACTCTTCTTCAGTCATGAGTTTTCCGTTATAATAAGTGTTATCATGTGATATATCATTCATGCTATTGATGCCGTCTTTCAATAAATCAGTTTTTACTAACTCATTAAATAACCATGCACGGTGAGGTCTGGGGCGTTTTTGAAGGCAATTGTATGTTTTAATTTTAGTTATATTCTTTAATTTATATTCCAAATGGTCTGTTGCTGAGGGCAATGCCGGAAGATTTTCGATCCTTACTCTATTTTTTGCAGTTTCATGTATCATAGTTTCAAAATGAGAATATGACACAATGAACATTTTATCTTTAATTTTTCTTTCGTCTGCCCATACAGTGTATTGATTTCTTTCTTCCAAATTGCCCGTAACATAGATAATTTGTTTAGGATTTACTCCATACTCCATACACTGTGTATGTAAAACATCATACATCCAATCTTCATGGTATCCCTCATGAGATTGATCTAACAATATTAAGGCTTTCCCTGATTTAACATCATTCAAAAAAGTTTCAGTTAGATAATGAAATATGCTTTTCAAATTAGGATTACACCAATCATTGGGCGAATGTGCCACACCAGTTGCAATAATATATTTTTCAAAGTCTGTAGAATTTTTACTGTAGGTTACATGAGAAAAATTAAAATTTAAAAATTTTTGTTTTGTTTGCTTATAACGCAATAATGTACTTACCATTGGACTTATGGTAAATCTAGGATAACCAGAACTGTTGGTATCTTTGCAGCTTAAAAAGTTTTGACAATAATCAGTATAATCAAAAACTACAGGAGTTCGTTCAAATACAAAATTCATTAGATCACCAACCACCTGTCATTTTTTAATGACCACTTAACTACATCCTCTAAACGTTCTAGTATGGGCTTAGGTTCCCAACCCATATTTTTCATTTTAGTACCGTCTAACGCATATCGTAAATCATGGCCAGGTCGGCTAGAATGAAAGTCTACCATTTCGAAATTCAATGGTTTATTTTGTGTATCCGCAATAAACCTAGCTAGTTCTAGATTATCTAATTCTTGACTGCCCACAATATTAAATTTTTGACATTTAATACCGGTTATGTCCGGTGATAATGTAGAGATATCATAGTTCAATAAAAACAACAATGCATCAGCTACATCTTTGGCATGTATATAATGCCTTGACCCAGCTATAGTTTTTTCTGGATTACTATGAACATAGATTCGCTCATTATCTCGTATTCTTTTAATACACATAGGAATATATTTTTCGGGATTTTGACGTTCACCGAAAACATTCATAGTATGTGTTATGATAGCCGGAAGCTTATATGTATTTTCATAGGCAACTACCATTTCTTCCGCTGCTGCTTTACTAGCACTATATGGGTTAGTAGAATTGTATCTGTCGTTTTCTTTGTATTTTATATTATTGGGAGCGGGGCCAAATACTTCATCAGTTGAAAAGTACACGAATCTTTCTAATGTATCTAAGTTTTTGGCATAGTTCATTAAATTTACAGTCCCCACTACATTATCCATAACAAATTCCATTGGATAATCAATGCTTCTATCTACATGACTGCCAGCGGCAAGATGCGCGATCAAATCTATTTTACCGATCATTGATCTAATTTGCGGATTTATTTCTGCCTTAAGATCATGATAAACAATCCTAACTCTTTTTTTCATATTATCCGGCAAACCAAAAACGACCTCATGTAGTCTATTTAAATTGCCGCTATAATCCAGTCTGTCCAATGTCACGATTCGCCAATCAGTACGGGTTAAAATGACTTCGATAATATGGTGTGCAATAAACCCGGCGCCACCTGTAATTAGTATTGTTTTACTCATAGTGAATTATTTAATAACTGGCAGTGATTCCAAAAGTTTTTCATTTCGGGAAATGTTTCTAAAAAGTTAACATTTCTGCGTTTATCATATTCTGAAAACCAACGATAAAAATCTTTTCTTCCTTCGGTAATTTTTTCATCATCATATTTTACCTGCGCGAAATAATCTCTTACTCTGCGAAATCGCTCGTACTCTAAATCGCTGAACTTAGTGGGATCATTTTCATCCCGATTCGAATCAATAAAGTTTAGAATTTTGTCGAAGTACGGTAAAAATTCGTCTTTTGGTAATATATGCATGTCATACTGCAATGGTTCTTTTAAATAGGGAGTATCAAATCTAATTTTACGTTCCGTAGTGTTTTCAAACAAATGATTATATTTTTTTCTCCACTCCAGTATCTTAGCTAAGAAATCAGTAAAACTAGTCACACTTAATATGTTGAACGTACACATAAATGTTATAGGACTTTTGGTTTCAGTCAAGTATTTGTGAAAGTTTTGTTCCCATATATTTAAATCTAGCCCAGTGCGCAAATATTCTGCTCTTTTATAATACGTGTCCATGCTGGTGAACAACTTAAATTGTTTTATTTTTTCTTTACTAAGTAAATCATTTACATTAGATATTAATTTGTCCACCATTGCCGGTTTTACACCCAAATTACTATTCAAATTTAGTTCTAAATTGGGTCTAGGAGTATTATTAAGTTCTTCGAATAATCTCCAAGTACTTCTATGCATTAGTGGTTCGCCACCGGTTATTCGCAAAATATTCAATGTTCTTGACATTTCTGGCCACCATTGCCACCATGCCTTAACATATGGATTTTCATCTTCTGTGTGTGGCTTAAACCATTCAATATCCATGCTATGATTTTTTACCGGATATGGACCATACTGTTTTATTTCACTGTGGTATGATGTACTAGACATTGGATGGCAATAACCACATTTGAAATTACATTCATTACTAAAAGCGACTTCTATGTATTCTGGATTTATATTATAGTTCCATGTATTATTTTTAATTTCATTAAATCTTTCTTCAGTATAGATGCTAGAATTTCGAATCATACGGTCAGAAATATGATCTTCTCCATCCAAACTTTCTACATTCCAACAGTATTGGCATCCTTCAGGCTTTTCTCCCACTAGCATTAATGCACGTTCTTGCTTTTTTATTTTAGTATTATGCAACGCAGAAGGATTATATTCAATCTCATCTAAAGAAATATCATGCGGTCGAGGATGATAGCAGCTATGTGTTTGTCCTGTATGCAAATAAATGCTAGTATGGTGCCATTTAGCCATACAAAAAGTAGGACTAATTTCATTCATTATTGGTATAACTTTTTTAATTCTATCAACTTCTGACATTACCATCCCTCAATTTTTCGTATTACGTCCATTTCTTTTACTAATGGACCTAAATTATATCTTTCTACCATATAGTGTCTTTTGAAAAACTTACTCTGTTCTTCGTTCATGTTCACTATAGGTAATCCTAATTTTTCTGTTAGATACTTTCCGTAAAGTTGCATTTCGACGACCGGATCGCAATCTTTGTATTGCTCCCATATATACAACAAGTTATCGAACCATTGTACTTCTTTTACATCCCATTCAGTAAGCATGGTATTATATGTACCGAGTCTACTTCCCAAAATAGCCCATATACCATTTTTTACATCAACCCCTACATTATGCCATATGGTTAAATTATTTAAATTTCTACTAGCAACACTTTGTTTAAAATCATTTACGTTAGGTTTTTTTCCGGCAGTAAGACACATTTTTACACCTTCTCTGTATCCTGCTCTAAATGCTTGAAAGGGAGAATAGTTAGGGTACGTTGTACTATAACAATCATACATACTCCAATATAAATTATCTTTACTGTCTAAACAAAAATCCACAGTTGTAATATCATTACCATCACTGGCCTCGTGTGTTTTCATGTTCATAACATATTCTTTAGTCCAGCAACTCATTCCACCATTGCCATAGCATAGACCATTAATAATGTTTACCGCCTTCCATCTAAACTGTGCCTTTTGATATGAACTATCTTTGTTAGTGAAATCCAATTCTAGATTGAAAAATTCCATATTAGGCATATTATCACCGTCGATTAAAATGAATCGTTCGGTATCACTAGCTTCTGCTGCTGCTTTATGTGCCGCATCACTTCCTTTGACTCCGTCTACCCGGCGTGCCCAGGGAATCATATTTTTTATTTTTAGCCAAAACTCTTCTTTTTGTGGTTCATCATAACTTAGATAGATACAATCTAAATCAGCTATATCTATTTTTTCATAATTCATAAATTTTTGTTTTCCATTTTAACGTTTCACCCGAATAAGAATCATCCACTATAATCGCATTATCTTCTATGGGACAAGATATCCCACTTTTATCGGGTACAAGTTTTATAATATTAACTTTGCTGGATAGTTTTACTAACTCTCCATCTATAACTCTAAGATCAAACCTACATTCAGCATAAGTTTGGGCATCTATAACCAAATAGTTACCCTCAAGATTTTCACAAGAATAACATATTATATCACCGTTGTCATCATAATAAAGCCTAAATTCTACCATAATATTTTTTAAACTCTTTGCTAAATTTTTTTACATGATAGTGGAACGTGTACATTTGAGGGATCTTTTGCACTTTAATCGGGTATGTCATTTCATATACTAATTCTTTGGTCCAATCCTCTGAGATTAGATTATTCACATATTGTTTCATATGAATAATGCTGAACCCATCTATGTTAGGTATAGTAGTATTTTCTTCACCCATCATACTACAGACTATACTGTATACCCAATCTGTTGTTGGATATTCATTAATATTAGCCCTATAATGTTTAATCACTTCGTTCCAATTTTCGAAAACAAATCTAACGTTTTTAAAGAATTGTTCGGCAAATACACTTTTTTTAAAATAAGTAATAGCATTATAAACATCTGGTAGATTGTTATCGTCTATGAATTTTCTATAAAATCTAGAATCGCTTATCTCCTGTTTATAATTTCTTATGGTATTACAAACACAAACGTCTTTAATACTCAATACATCAAACAAATAATCCAAATTTGTGTTAACAATCATATCCGCTTCAAGCTTGATTGTTTGTTCATATGGGCTGGCCTCGTAAACTTGCCAATCATTTATTAATTTCCAATTACTATTAGGTGCTAAATCACCATACGGTAGTTCAACTACATTATCAAATGCATTACACATGCTTACATCGTTACTGATTAAGGTTATGTTAGCTTTGGGATTGGCTAGCTTAATACTTATTGCTAATGCGTCTGCACAATCAATATAATTAACTTCTGTAGTATTCTGTGCTATTATAACGTAGCCTCTCATATTATATCCATATATGTTTTTTTATCTAAGCAATGAAAGTCCGTATCTTTGATTAAGATATACTGTTTTTTACTTTTACCATTATGGTATTTGGAACTTACCATTTTATAATATGTATTAAATAAATTATTCGTTTCTTTAAACACTTCAATTTCTTGATCCACGTGGATCAAACTCCAAGGCATATAGCAGGACTTATTTTCTATGTGCCCATGAATAATACGGTGCGCAATAGTAAGAGCATAATCATTTCTATACTGTAAGCTATACATACCGTATAATTCTGCATAATGTTTATAATTATCTTGAACCATTTTAATGGCTTCAAATAATTGCTTCGACTTGTTTGTTTTTTTAAAAATAATTACAGTAGCCCACAATGTAGGATAACTAGTCGGACTTATTAATTCTGGCTCTGAATCACGCATTAAAAACAATGTTTTATTAGGACATAAGTAATCCTCACAAATATCAAATAATTTTAATAGCATAGAACTGTTAATCAAATAATCAGTATCAATTAACAATGTTTCATCGTAGGGAGTTAAATCGTATGCTTGAAATCTGCCCTTATTAATCCAAATCTTTTTATTTTTTGTATTAGATTTGTCAGAATCTACAAAAAATACGTTTTCAAATTCGTAATCGTATTGGTCTACTTTAGTATTACGATCGGTAATTACAGTAGTTTCTAACCCTAAAAAGTGTTTTATTCTTTTTGCTGTGGCTATAGCCATGCTATAATAATCAACAGTGTCTGTGTTGAAAGCGAATAATAATGCGCCCCTAGTCATTATCTATTGTGTTGTAATTTTTGATATTCGTCATGCCACTCAGTCATTACTGCATTATAAACATCGATGGCTTTTTCTAATAATTGATTTTTACTTATTTTTACAGGATTTTCATATTTGTCTAAAATAATTAAAGAATCATTAGGAAATCCATTAAGTTCACTAATAAAGGAAAGGGAGGATTCCCATAATCCCCCCTGATCAACAAACAGAAGTTTACTTTGGTATTTTTCTTTTAAATGTTTTTTTTGTGAAACTATGTCAAATCTTATCCTAGCATCAGCTAAGAGGGCTTTAGTATCCATAAATACTCCTCAAAGTATTTACTATCAGCTAAAATTATATATTAATTTCCAAATACAGAAGATTGAACGTCAACTGTTCCCCAAGTATTCGTTAGGACTCCCCCATTAGTAGTGCTTTTGGGATATCTAACTGATAAAGTTGTAGTAGAATTGTTTATAGGGCCAGTGTTATCGCCCCTAGCAATGTTAAAGGAATTAGGATCTTGATCCCATACGCATGTTATAGTGAGTACAGAACCAACATCACCATTGGTTCCCTGAGTACCGTTGGTTTTGGCATAAACTTGTATTTTAGTACCGGAGTATTGCGAACTAATTGTAGGCACTAACCCAGCTATAACAGGAGACATATCGAACAATAACTTATTGGTGGTTCCTAAAGAATAAAAACCGTCACCTGAATTAAAAACAGACGCAGCACCAGTACCGCCTATTCTAGAGAAACCAGTGTATTGTGTTCCTGCTATAACGGCAGAATTAGACCCAGATGGTGCGCTTAATACTAGCGTACCTATTGCATTAGTTAATTGGTTAAACAACACATCTGCTCTTGACAAGGTAGATATATGTGAAAAATTAATAGCTATTTGACCGCCAGCATTGAAAAAGTATCTCGCACTATCACCTGATGCAAAAGTTAAAATAAACGTAAAGGTTATACGATCACTCCAATTGGACGTTGTGTATCGCTGTATTGAAGTTTGGGTGCTTGCCTGAGCTAGTGCATAATGTCTGTTATTCTGTATTTGTGACAATCCATTAACTACCGACTGTAGATACGTTATCTTGTCGTTATCAGCCGGCGGAGTAATCGTAGATGATAAAGACTGCCCCTGATGACTAGCAATGGTGTTGATGGTGTTTATTAATGTCGCCCAGTTCTCGCTTTGAACTACTGTGTTGGCTGATACTTGACTTATCGGCAATTGTCCGTAACCAAAATTTCGTGACCCAGTAGCCCAAATTTTATTTAATGATGGTATAGATGGGGAGGTGCTTGAAGTTCCTATTAAATCATTAAAATCGGATGCTTGTATCAAGCCACCTGTTTGATACGTCATATTAGCTACCTGATACTGTTCCTACTACAGAAACGCTACCCCATGTATTAGCTAGATATGCAGACGAAGGGGGCCTTACTGTTATTCTGGTGGCAGATCCTGAAGTCAGTCCTAATGTTGACCCACCGTTAGGAACTTCGTCCCATAGTGTAGTTATAGTCAAGACGCTAGCTGATCCGGGAGCAGCGTTTAGGCGTAAATTCACTGAAATAAACGTACCAGTATACGCGATCGGAACACCAGTACCTAGTTGTCTGTATACCTCTTGATTGGTTGTGGTTAACCCATAAAATCCTAAATTATTGGCTAGTACCGACGGGGTACCTGATCCACCGATTTTACTAATACCACTATACGTTGTGCCAGCTATAGAACAAGTGCCTGAATTAATACCGCTTATAACTAATGTTCCCATTGCGCTGGCTAAGTTACTCAATAGTCCGTTAACGCCGGCTCCGGCAGGATGAGAAAAGTTAATCGCTATTTGGCCGCCGGCATTAAAAAAGTATCTGGCCTTTGCAGCACTCTCAAAGGTAACAGTATGAGTGAACGTGATAGCCGAGTTCCATGTGCTTCCATTTGTTGTAGTTGTCGTAGTTGTGGTTCCCTGTGCTACTGCATTAAATCTTGAGTCGTATATATTTTGTAAGTTAGTAGTTAAGGCACTGATAATTTCTATTTTATCACCTGCTTTAGGCGGATTCAGTTGAGTTATTGCAGTACCCTGATGACTGGCTATAGTCTTAGTAGTATTAATTAAGTTTGCCCAATCATTGTGTGTAACTAAATTAAACTGGGACACCTGTGGGATTCCAGTTTGTCCATAACCGGTGTCTAATATTCCTATACCCCAAACAGCATTTAATGTGTCAGCGGTTGAAATACCTGTTGTAGCATTACCTACAAAGGTGTTAAAATCAGTTGCTTGGATTAAACCGTATTGTGTATAAGTCATGATAAACCTTTAACTAACGATGACAACTGCTTCTACTATGCCTTCACCGTCATCATTTTTATCGGCTAATGCTCTGCCAATCGTATTAAACGGAGTAATTTCTTCTCTTGTTCCAGCTCTAGCTAGTCCATTACCCGCACTAACTAATCTATCACCTTTTTTGACTATACCCACTACCTTAACATTTACTCTGCCCGCTAACGCAACTGCAGGGTGAGTAGAATCGTCGCCGGCGGTGCTATTCATTAAGTATGCTGCGCTGTTACTTATAACCCCAAACACTTTTTCACTTAAATCATCTTTAACAGAAGTTATTTCTTTTTCTCCGCCCAACTCAACTACAGTTCCTACATCATATGGTTGATCTGCTGCATAACGCTCTGCTAAGTCAGCATATGTTGCTTGAATTCTCGCGCCGCTAGCTAAGGTCCAAACGTTTGCAATAGTTCCGCCGCCACCAATAAATGTAGTGGTAATTCTAGTGGGTGCTATATTTCCGGTAAACTGTGCTACGCTATTAGATCCGGTCAAATAATCAGACACATTTGCATTAGTATAGGTTCCGCTTGGGTTAAACGGTGCACCATTGCCATACATATAGTTGTCGCACTTTATACCGAAGGTAGCTGAACTAAATGCTATATTTCCTTGTCCTAACACTAGTCCATTCGCGCTGGTGTTACCATTAAGAGTCCAAACACCAGTTATTGTTCCGGTTGTTGTTGCAGAACCGGTAGTTATTAGTCGGGTTCTAGTAGAAGTTAAATTAGCTGAAGTAATGTTTGCATTAGCTGCATCTAAGTTAGCAGTTACTGTTGCAAAATTTACTGTTATTGAATTTCCTGATATGGCATTATTTACTGATAAATTATTAGCTATTAAATTACCAGTTACGTTAACATTACCTAATGTGGTATCCCCTGCACTAGTTGTTGTGGTCAACACTACCCAGTTGCTAGCAGTAGTTGTGTTATCGGCCGGACATACTCTTAGGGTACCATCCGTCGTGTTATACCAAAGCTGCCCTCTAATAGGATTGGCCGGAACGCTGTCATTAGCAAAATTTTCTAATAATCTAACAAAATTGGTATCTAAGACCTGTCCATAACTAGCCTGATTTCTTCCTGGTAACCCTAAACTAGTACTAGTCGTGTTTATTGTACCGTCTTGGATCGTTGTTAAGACGCTCCCGTTGCTTCTAATAATTGTATATGCCATAAATTACTCCACTAATATATTATTTATCTTAGACTGTGACTAGGTTTGTTAGGCTTTGTATTCTAACCGTATAGTCTATCTGTATTTGTCTGTTTAAGCTCTTTTGCACGGGATGAAAAATCACATGCGTAATTAATTTTGTTAATTCGTTTCCAAAAGTATCGGTCCCGTTATATGCTAATAAGCCCAGCTCGTCAAACACAAAAGGGCTTTCTAATTGAGTTCCGTTATCAAATGCTAATTGCCCGGGGGGTTCTCCATAATCTAATAAGCATTGCACGATGATATCAGTGTACACTTTTCCGGCAGTGTGATTAATATTAATTTTATTTCTAGCTGGGTTTAGGTTTAGAATATTAGTATCATCTACTACCTTCGCATAAGTTTGATTATACAAACTAGCATTTTGTCCTACTGTATTAGGAGGTAGATATGTTATTATACCAGTTTCATC